CATGAGCATGTGACCGGCACTGGCACATGTGCAGTCCCCAACCGAGTCATTGGCCAGCATGTTCCAAAACGCTACCTTCGTGCCCCAATCGCAAACGGGCGGGGGCGTTGGTAACTGTGGCAGGTACTTCGCAAGTTTGAGGGTTCGGGGGTCATGCCGAACTGGTTGTTTTCCGAGTTTCATTTTTCGCTCACAATTTTAGTAAATCTTCTCGTTCGCCAAAGAACATATCCAGATCGCATTTGCCTTGAATTCCAGGGCATCCACCAGATTCAGTGTATTGCCAGAACTTCGCGGTAGAAAAGTCGGCAGGCATCTTTGTAGCATAGCAAGCTACCCACCAATTATACTGCTTGATCGGGAACCTTCGCAACCTGTCATTTGCGAACGAAGGCGAGAAGTACAATAACGGATACTTGCCAATGTTAATCTTGCAGAATGTCATAAAAACACCGATTTCGTCAGCACATTCTTGCGGTGTTAATGCGTTCCAACCGTCTCCTTCGCAATCCAAAGCAAGTAACATATCGGGCTTTGCGTATTCTGCAAAAAAGTCTGCCTGATCTCGCCCGTTTTGAGTAGGATTTAAGAAATGATATGCTCCTGGAACGATCCCGTTATCTCTACAACCTTGAATATTCGTCTGGAACGTGTGGTCAATCATACCCATTCCTTGAGTGGCCTTGCAAAACGCAAACGATGTTTTTACTTTCGGCCAATCAATTTTACCGTTCCAGTGAGAAACGTCGATGCCGCCAATCATCTCCACTCCTTATCCGTAACCATCTTCCAAAACTCCACTTCTTTGTGAAACATGGCATCAATAAACTTTTCGTCGCGAACAACGAGACGTTTCTTGTCTTTGAGTTCGTTAAACTCGTCAATCAAACCGTAAATCTCGGTCATGTCTTCGGCATCAGAAACCATCATTTGATGCTGAAATTGAGCGTAATGGTGAGGCGGTATATCATCAGAAGCAAACATCTTTGCTCCAACCATCTTAATTTCGATGATATTTTTACCGTTCCATCCGTCCAACGAAGCCCTTAAGTATGGAAATTCAACCGATTGCATGCAAACCGAAGGCCAATTACCTTCTGATTCAAACTCGTATTTAGCTCGAATACGGGTTTCAAAATCATGGCCCTTATCCATGATGTATTTGTTTACTGGTTTATCTACATCCATTCCAACCTTGATTGCCCAAAGCTTTTGAGGCTTGGTATACGGGCTGACGCCCAGAACGGCGGGGGCGTCTGAGGCCCCTATGCCGTTCTTGCGCCAATCCAACCAAGCGGGTGTGTTTTGATCCACCTCGATTAGTTGGTACATACTCACCACCCTACATCTTGTTTTTTTTCTACATGTGGACGGTTAGCGCGTTGCTTAATCAATTCGGCGCGGATAGCATCAACGCTTACCTTCTTAGTTACCTCCTCATATCCTACTCGTCCAGGTCCACCACCTTGACCAGGAACGTTTACAAACCTGATTCTGCTGGTTGTAGTACCATCGTAGGTATTGTCTTCGACCCGTAAATCCATTGCAATGCCCAACGGCATCAAATTAGACTCAGGTCCAGCCGCAAGAAGCTCAGGAGACTCACCAGAGAATCCGCAATCAAGAATGGTCTTGATCGTGTATTCGATTGGAGCTTTCTTTCCGGATTCCTTAGCAACGGTATTCATTAACCCGTACCAAGTCATACTGTAATTGCCTTGATCTCCTGCGTTTACGTCGAATATCAGAAACACTTGAGGATCACCGGCCTTGGTTTCTGAGATTCCATAATCAGTCAACGTACCAGGGTATGTTCCGGGCTTGATTCTCATGCTTTTTCTCCTTCTCGTTTTCCTGTAAAAGCCGTGTTAAGTAGTTCGTAGTATTTATCGCAAACAAAAGACAATTCAGAGCATCTTGTTAGTGAAGTGTTCAACCTATCAATAACATCAGCCAATGCGCCTTCGCTGGTTAATTCAACACCAGAAATTGTAAAAGGCGAACTATTTTTAGCAGTTTTAATAGAATAAGGCCTTAACAGAACCTTAATCCTAGAAAGCTCTTCTTCTACATTACGAAGTTTGAACAATTGGCTATCTTTAACCAACAAAGCCATCTTCAAGTCTTTGATTTCCTTGTCTCTTTTATCTAACTTTTTCACTTTAACCCTCCCGTTAATGCAACCATCCGGTCGCGAATGGCCGTCAACTTAGTCAAATCCACACCGGCATCGGCAATTGACTTATCAACCTTAGACAAAAATTCAGGCTCCCCTGAAATTGTCTTTCGCAATTCGGCAACGGCTCGTTGCAACACTTCCAGACTGTTTGGTTCTGATTTTTCAATCGCTTCAACTAGAGTTTTCCATCCCTCCCCTTTGCGCATGGCAATTCGATAAGGCAACCCGTAACGGTTTTTAGCTTGGAATGAAGGACGTTCTTCGGTGTAAGCAATACGAAGCGCGTCTCCATAAGCCCGTCGTTCTCCCTCTTTTACAAACGTTTCGTAGTTCATAAAGATGAGGGCATCGACGTACTTGACCCATATTGCGGAAATGGCTTCGTTCAACGAAGGAACGTATTTATCGTATGGTTCAATCGAAGTGGGATCATTAAATGGCTTAACTTTTGAATGAGCAATAATCACAACGTTCATTTTTTTCTTATCTTTAAGATCATTCAAAAGCTTTGTGACGCTTTCCATCTTTGTATAAGCCGAAATGTAACCGGCACCGTGTGGCACCTTTGAAATGTCTTTGGCTGGTTTTGTTTGCTCAGAACATACTTCTTGGAACACTAAAGGCTCAAGCCAGCTAAGAGTGTCAATCACAAGAGTTTTGTAAATGTGTTCATTTTCAATCAACCATTTGATGTCTTCGACAAACTCCGCAAATGTTTTTTCTTCGTCAAAGCGGGAAACGTCCAAAAGCAAATTTCCGCGTTCTCCGATGAAAATTGGATTTTCGGATTCAGAAGCTAGTTGCGTTTTACCGATACCAGCAACGCCATACAACATAATAGTCAACGGCTCTTTTCTTTTTCCAGACGTGATTTTTGGGTTAGACTTGATTATCTCGCTCACGCTCGTTCTCCTTGATGAATTGACAACGTTTGAATATTGTATCCGATTGTATTAGACTTGTCAACCTTCGAATGATATAATATTTATCTGAAAGGAAATCAAAATGAACACATCAGAACGTATTATTGAAAAATCTGGCGGTTTGACTAAAGCCGCTCGCGCCGTTGGAGTGGAGCGGTCTGTTTTACATCATTGGAAAACCAGGGGAGTTATTCCTGCTCATAACTGGAAATCAGTATTATCCGCGTCAAACAAAATGAAGTGGGGAGTGACGATTGAGATGCTAATGGAAGACATCAAATAAATGCTCCGCCCATACCAAGAAAAAATGAGCAACGAGGCCAGGGCGCTCATGCGTTCTGGTGTTCGTTCCATGATACTCGAATCCCCTACGGGGTCAGGAAAAACGGTGTTGGCTTCATACATGGTTAAATCCAGCGTTGCGTTGGGAAATCGCGTGTGGTTTATAACGCATCGAAGGGAGCTTATACGCCAAGTCCTAAAGGCATTCTCTAACGTAGGAGTTCCATGCGGAGTCGTGTCTGCTGGATTTATGGAAGAACCGCATTTTCCGGTTCAAATATGCTCCATTCAAAGTCTTAAGAGACGTTATGAACATATGTCAAAACCTGGTCTTATTATATATGATGAATGTCACCATCTAGCCGCCAAGAATTGGGAGTTTATATTTAATCAAATTACAGAAGCGTTTCATATCGGACTCACGGCCACGCCTCAAAGACTGGATGGAAAGGGTTTAGGAAAATATTTTCAGGCAATGGTTAAAGGTCCAACCGTTTCTTGGTTGATTGAAGCCGGGTTTCTTTCGGATTACAAACTATATGCTCCTTCAACGGTTGACATGACCGGTATTCGCACAACGATGGGGGATTTTGATCGTAAGGCGACAAATGAACGAGTCGATAAGCCCACCATTACTGGTAGCGCCATAAATGAATACCTCAAGTTGTGCCGTGGTAAACGCGCGGTTGTTTTTGCATCGTCAATTGAACACTCGAAGCATATAGTAGAACAATTCCGCTCGGCTGGAGTAAAAGCGGAACACGTTGACGGAGAAACTCCAACCGAAATTCGTGATCGTGTGATGAACGATTTCAAGGATGGGAAAACATCGGTCGTTTCAAACGTTGAATTGTTTGGCGAAGGATACGATTGTCCCGCAATTGAAGCGGTAATAATGCTCAGGCCGACTCAGAGCCTAAGCATGTATCTGCAAATGCTTGGAAGGTGCCTTCGTCCAGCAGAAGGCAAAGACTACGCCATCATATTAGACCATGTTGGAAATTGTAGGCGTCACGGATTGCCTGACGAAGTTAGAGAATGGAGTTTAGAAGGAAACGTAGGCAAGAAAAAATCGAGTCAAGAAGTTCATGTAAAAATTTGTCCAAGATGTTTTGCGGCTCAAGTTCCGTCTGGAGTGTGCAAGTTCTGTGGTTTTAAGTTTGAAGCCGTTGTTGAAAAGTTGAGAGAAGTTGAAGGAGAATTAAAAGAAGTCGAGCGAGTTGTAAGAGTTCCGCAATTTACAGCGCAGACTTACGAAGACCTCGTTACCGTGGCACAGCAGAGGGGATATAACCATCCCAAGGCGTGGGCCAGACACGTTTGGAATGCTAGGCAAAGGAAGGCGGCTATATGAACGAGCCCGACCTAATGAGAACTATTCAACTAGAAGCCTCTAGACAAGGAGCGCGTTTATTTAGAAACAACGTCGCTCAAGCTTGGATAGGCGACTATAGGTTCATACACAAACAAGAAACCGTTCGATTGATTCCAGGTGACGTTTTAATCCACCATGCGCGAGTTTTACATTCCGGGTTATGCGTCGGATCGTCTGATTTAATTGGAATTAAAAACGGAAAATTCCTTGCTATCGAAGTCAAAGAAGGTAACGGAAAACCTACAGTTGAGCAGGCTTCATTCGTTCAGATGGTGAACGATAACGGCGGACGAGGCGGGATTGTTTGGAGCGTTGAAGATTCATTAAAACTAATGGAGGGATTATGATAGTCAAAACTAATCCTGATTTGTTCGAGAAGACAGAAACCAACATTGTGGAAACCGATCCCAACCGATTGATTACCCAAAGAGAGATGAAGGCGAGGTTCAAATATCAAGAATCGTCTTCCGACTATACATGTTTAAATTGCCAGTTTAACAAAGAACGTCGTCATAAATTCTTTTTTTGTTTCTTGTTTGGACACAGGAATCCAAAATACGCCATATGCGAAAAATTTAAACTCAAGCGGTAGTACATGCTTAAATCGAAAACACAATTCGATTGATCGGATAAACTTTGCCTAAAATAGACTTTCAATCCCTTGCATGGGAACTCGCGTCTAACTCAAGAAATTTACTGCCCGAATGGCTTCCTGGAGGAAAATTTCAGGGAAAAGAATACGTTTGCTCTGATTTAAAAGGTGGAAACGGTAAATCGCTATGTGTAAACATTGAAACTGGACAATGGATGGATCATGCGAATTCAGAGGTTCGCGGTGGAGATTTGATTTCGTTATACGCCGCAATACACAATATTAAACAGGGCGAAGCCGCAGAAAGGTTATCGCCTTCAAAACATCAAGAAATTCAAGAATTCAAACCCAAAGGATTGTTTTGGAAATATAACGATAAGAATGGAAACGCATTATTTTACGTGACTCGCCGGGAAACTGCTCAGGGAAAGCAATACACTCCATACCACTTGGTTGATGGAAAGTGGACAGCCAAAGCTTATCCAGAGCCACGACCGCTATACGGGTTAGACATCCTGTCCTTAAATCCAACTGCATCCGTGGTTGTGGTCGAAGGCGAAAAATCCGCAGACGCTTGCCGTAAAATAATGGGGTCAACGTGTCTCGTTACCACATGGAGTCATGGAGCAAACAGCGTTTATAAGAACGATTGGTCCGTTCTAAAAGGGCGAAAAATTCTGATTTGGCCCGACGCTGATGAACCGGGTAAAAAAGCCGCCCAAGACATTGCCGGTATTTTATCTAGAGATTGCGAAGACATTAAAATACTTAATCCCAAAGACAAACCATCAAAATGGGACGCCGCAGACGCTTTAAACGAAGGCATGACTTATGAAAATTTTGTTGAATGGGCAAGTCCATTAATTACAACTTATGTATCAGAACCGATTGACGAACTCAAGCCTACGGTTTCTTTAAACGTCATTTGGGATGAGCTAAGTATTTCCAGAAACGGTCACGGAGTGCCGTTTGCTAACCTGGACAACGGGCTTCGCGTATTGGACGGTGACAAGTCTTTTGAAGGGAAAATATGGTGGGATGAATTTCACAATAAGGTTTTCACGTCTTTGTACGGAGAACCCGAAGAATGGTCCGACCTTGACACATATAAAATAGTTTTGGAATTACAGCGACGCCTGGGGATAACAAAGTTTTCGACTGAGATGGCGTTTCAAGCGATTTATATTTATGCTCACAAAAACTCCAGAAATGAACCGAAAGACTGGATGGAATCACTTGTGTGGGATGGGAACGAACGCCTCGATGGTTTCTTTGCTGATTATTTTGGATGCAAACGCGGATATTATGCCCAAGCGATAAGCAAGAATTTCTGGATTTCAATGGTTGCTCGAATCTTTGACCCAGGATGTAAAGTTGATAACATGGTAATTCTTGAAGGAAAACAAGAAACATTTAAAACCATGTCGTTAAGAATCATTGGAGGAAAATGGTATGTATCTTTAACCGAATCAGTCATGTCTAATGATTTCTATGAAGTGTTTCAAGGAAAAATGATTGCCGAAATTGCAGAAATGGAATCATTTGGAAAGGCCGAAGCAACTAAAATTAAAGCCATGCTTACCACTCAATCGGATCGTTATAGGGAAAAATATGGAAGACACGCTTCCGAGCATCCACGCCAATGTATATTTGCGGGAACCACCAATGAAAAGCATTATTTTAAGGATACAACAGGCAATAGAAGGTTTTGGCCTATAAGGGTTTCAAGAATAAATGTTGAAGATTTGAAAAAAGATCGGGATCAATTGTTTGCGGAAGCGGTCAAAAGATACAAGTCTGGTGAAAAGTGGTTTAATGTTCCGTTGGAAGAAACTAAAGCAGAACAAGACTTAAGAACGATACATGACGAATGGGAAGAAGCCATTAGTAAAATGGTTAGCGAAAGATATAGAGATGAGTACGGATTGACCACTTCAGAGATAGCCGATGGCGCCTTAAATATTACCATAGACAAAATGAACGGAATTATTCAAAAGAGAATCGGCCAGATCATGCACAATATTGGATTCGATCAGCAGGTTAGGAGAGTGGAAGGATCGTCGCGCAGAAGGTGGTTTAAAGAATAAAAAAACGATACCCGTAAATAAACCGAGTATCGTTTGTATACGTCCATTCCCGCTGTGGCGGGGTTAAATTTTAGGAAGCCGTACATAATCTGGGCAAGTATCGTTCGGGAAAACTACAAAATCTTTTCCCGGTTTCCACTTAGCGCACGATATGTTAGGAAGTGTGGGTTCCGAGAATCTAGTGCAAAGAGGAAGGTTTAAACTGTTGGCGAAGAAAAAGCAATTCTCACAGCACTTTTGGGCGTTCGTGGTCATCCCCATCCTCCTTGCCCGTCTAGCGGGGTCAATCTTTCAGCAATTCGGCTATTGCGTCGTCCTTTTTTTCACCGAAACCCTGTTTGCTCTCTTGTGGATTTATGAAGTCATCAAAAACAGCGCACCACATATTGCCGTCCTTGAAAAGACGACCAAGTGGTTTTCTCATTCGTCGTCCTCCGGTCCGTCTTCTGTATCGTAGTCTTGGGTGCATTCGTCGCACAATGAATACTCACCCCGACGATTCAACGGCCCAACACTTTTACACATGTCGCATGGTCCGGTCATTTCAAAAGCTCCTTTGGTGGACATTCTGGACCCCCGTGGCCGGGACAAGCTAATGCCGGAACATACGTCTCGCGTTTGGTTCTATCATCAGCCTCTCCGTAGGCTGGACCTCCACAAAATGGACAAGGCAACGGTCCGTTGTTCTCATTCATTCACTAACCTCCTTGATGGCTTTCTGCAATGCGTCACTAACCGTTTTCCCGATCACGTGAAACTCTTTTTTTATGGTGCATTTACAGTTTTCGGGGGTCCAAACTCCATCACAAGAAATTTCTCCTCCGAACAAATCAATCGTAAGTTGGACCTGACAGTCAACTACGAGCGTCTGGATTAGTTCCTCGACTGTTGCCAAACGAGGCTTAAGGTGTCGGTTCATTTTTTCCCCCATGGGTTTTCAACGATCTCCCTAATTCGGTCGGCCTGCCATTTTATCTCCGCCCTCGCCGCCCAATACGCCGCACTCGCCGCCCAATACTCCGCACTCGACGCACTCGACGCACTCGCCGCACTCGACGCACTCGCCGCCGCCCTCGCCGCCCTCGCCGCCCAATACGCCGCCCTCTCCGCCGCCCTCGCCGCCCAATACGCCGCCCAATACGCCGCCCACTCCGCCGCACTCGCCGCACTCGCCGCCCAATACGCCGCACTCGCCGCACTCGGCACCCACGCCGCACTCGCCGCATTCGCCGCACTCTCCGCACTCGCCTTGGTTCGATCCGATCCGTCCAGCCACGCATCCGCCCATCGGTCCCAATCCGGATCGTGATACACATGTTTTGCGCACGTGATTGCGATCTCGGTTGCCTGAGTTTTCGTGAGTTTTTTGGAACGAATCAGGATCCAGATCATCCAATCTCCGCGCTCACAGTTTTCGTACACGTCGTGCAGTGAGTTCTGAGTTTTTCCCCACGCCAGCCCGTCAGCGCATGGGTTCAGCGATTCCAGTTTTTTCAGGTCTTTTGCGTTCATTTTTTCCCCCATGGGTTTTCAACGATCTCCCTAATTCGGTCGGCCTGCCATTTTATCTCCGCCCTCGCCGCCCAATACGCCCAATACGCCGCACTCGCCGCCCAATACTCCGCACTCGCCGCACTCGCCGCATTCGCCGCACTCGCCGCACTCGCCGCCGCCCTCGCCGCCCTCGCCGCACTCGACGCACTCGCCGCCCAATACGCCGCCCTCTCCGCCGCACTCGCCGCACTCGGCACCCACGCCGCACTCGCCGCATTCGCCGCACTCGCCGCACTCGCCTTGGTTCGATCCGATCCGTCCAGCCACGCATCCGCCCATCGGTTCCAATCCGGGTCGTGATACACATGTTTCGCGCACGTGATCGCGATTTCTATCACCTGAGTTTTCGTGATTTTTTTGGAATGACCCAGGAGCCAGATCATCCAATCTCCGCGCTCGCAATTTTCGTACACGTCGTGTAGTGACTCCTGGGTTTTTCCCCACGCCAACCCGTCCGCGCATGGGTTCATGTCCTCAAGGATTTTCAGATCAGTTGCGTTCATTTCGTCCCCCATGGATTTTTCACGATTTCTCGGATTCGGTCGGCCTGCCATTTTATCTCCGCACTCGACGCACTCGCCGCCCAATACGCCCAACACGCCGCCCAACACGCCCAACACGCCGCACTCGCCGCACTCGACGCACTCGCCGCCCAATACGCCGCCCTCTCCGCCGCACTCGCCGCACTCGGCACCCACGCCGCACTCGCCGCATTCGCCGCACTCGCCGCACTCGCCTTGGTTCGATCCGATCCGTCCAGCCACGCATCCGCCCATCGGTTCCAATCCGGATCGTGATACACATGTTTTGCGCACGTGATTGCGATCTCGGTTGCCTGAGTTTTCGTGAGTTTTTTGGAACGAATCAGGATCCAGATCATCCAATCTCCGCGCTCACAGTTTTCGTACACGTCGTGCAGTGAGTTCTGAGTTTTTCCCCACGCCAGCCCGTCAGCGCATGGGTTCATGTCCTCAAGGATTTTCAGATCAGTTGCGTTCATTTCGTCCCCCATGGATTTTTCACGATTTCTCGGATTCGGTCGGCCTGCCATTTTATCTCCGCACTCGACGCACTCGCCGCCCAATACGCCCAACACGCCGCCCAACACGCCCAACACGCCGCACTCGCCGCACTCGACGCACTCGCCGCCCAATACGCCGCCCTCTCCGCCGCACTCGCCGCACTCGGCACCCACGCCGCACTCGCCGCATTCGCCGCACTCGCCGCACTCGCCTTGGTTCGATCCGATCCGTCCAGCCACGCATCCGCCCATCGGTTCCAATCCGGGTCGTGATACACATGTTTCGCGCACGTGATCGCGATTTCTATCACCTGAGTTTTCGTGATTTTTTTGGAATGACCCAGGAGCCAGATCATCCAATCTCCGCGCTCACAGTTTTCGTACACGTCGTGCAGTGAGTTCTGAGTTTTTCCCCACGCCAGCCCGTCAGCGCATGGGTTCAGCGATTCCAGTTTTTTCAGGTCTTTTGCGTTCATTTCGTCCCCCAGGGGTTTTCAACAATTTCTCGGATTCGGTCAGCCTGCCATTTACGTTCCGCCGCCGCCCTCGCCGCCCTCGACGCCGCCATCTCCGCCCTCGACGCCGCCCTCGCCGCACTCTCCGCCGCCATCTCCGCCCACTCCAACGCCCTCGCCGCACTCGCCGCCCTCGCCGACCACGCCGCCCTCGCCGCCCAATACGCCGCCATCGCCGAACTCGCCGCCCAATACGCCGCACTCGCCGCACTCGACGCACTCGACGCACTCGCCTTGGTTCGATCCGATCCGTCCAGCCACGCATCCGCCCATCGGTTCCAATCCGGGTCGTGATACACATGTTTCGCGCACGTGATCGCGATTTCTATCACCTGAGTTTTCGTGATTTTTTTGGAATGACCCAGGAGCCAGATCATCCAATCTCCGCGCTCGCAATTTTCGTACACGTCGTGTAGTGACTCCTGGGTTTTTCCCCACGCCAACCCGTCCGCGCATGGGTTCAGCGATTCCAGTTTTTTCAGGTCTTTTGCGTTCATTTCGTCCCCCAGGGGTTTTCAACAATTTCTCGGATTCGGTCGGCCTGCCATTTTATCTCCGCACTCGCCTCCCACGACGCACTCGCCGCACTCTCCGCCCTCGCCGCCATCTCCGCACTCGCCTCCCACGACGCACTCGCCGCACTCGCCGCCCTCGCCGCCATCTCCGCACATGCCGTCCAATCCGCCGCACTCTCCGCCGCACTCTCCGCCCACGCCGCCGCCCACGCCGCCGCACTCGACGCCCAATACGCCGCCCAATCCGCCGCACTCGCCGCCCTCGCCGCCATCTCCGCACTCGCCTTGGCTCGATCCGATCCGTCCAGCCACGCATCCGCCCATCGGTTCCAATCCGGGTCGTGATACACATGTTTCGCGCACACTATCGCGATCTCGATTGCCTGAGTTTTCGTGATTTTTTTGGAATGACCCAGGAGCCAGATCATCCAATCTCCGCGCTCGCAATTTTCGTACACGTCGTGCAGTGAGTTCTGGGTTTTTCCCCACGCCGACCCGTCAGCGCATGGGCTCATGTCCTCAAGGATTTTCAGATCAGTTGGGTTCATTTCGTCCCCCAGGGGTTTTCAACAATTTCTCGGATTCGGTCGGCCTGCCATTTTATCGCCGCACTCGGCACCCACGCCGCCCTCGCCGCCCAATACGCCGCACTCGACGCACTCGCCGCACTCGCCGCACTCGCCGCCCTCGCCGCACTCGACGCACTCGCCACACTCGACGCACTCGCCACACTCGACGCCCTCGCCGCCCAATACGCCGCCCTCGCCGCCCTCGCCGCCATCTCCGCACTCGCCTTGGCTCGATCCGATCCGTCCAGCCACGCATCCGCCCATCGGTTCCAATCCGGGTCGTGATACACATGTTTCGCGCACGTGATCGCGATTTCTATCGCCTGAGTTTTCGTGAGTTTTTTGGAACGGCTCAGGAGCCAGATCATCCAATCTCCGCGCTCGCAGTTTTCATACACGTCGTACAGTGAGTTCTGAGTTTTTCCCCACGCCGACCCGTCAGCGCATGGGTTCAGCGATTCCAGTTTTTTCAGGTCTTTTGCGTTCATTTCGTCCCCCAGGGGTTTTCAACAATTTATCGGATTCGGTCGGCCTGCCATTTACGTTCCGCCGCCGCCCTCGCCGCCCTCGACGCCGCCATCTCCGCCCTCGACGCCGCCCTCGCCGCAACGGTCGGAGCGGTCAAACCTTTCACGACTTCCGGCGACATCTCCGGAAATACTGCAAGTCCCTGGTTCACTTCTTCGCCTCCATTTTTTTGAGCCTCACGAGTATTTTTTCAACCATCCGAATCGTGCCCAGCGCGTCGGTAACCGAGCCATATTCCAGCTCGTTCCCGGCGTGACGGAGTAGAGTCTTTGCGACATCAAGTCTCTCTGCGTATTCGTCGGTCATGTTCAATCCCCGTTCCTCTCATTTTCCATCCTGTCTAAACGATCATCCTTCGTCGCCTGTTTCCGGTCCTCGACCAACTGACGGTGTTCGTCATCCTCCGGGGAGAGTAGATCGTATGATTGTTGTGCGTCCACAATGCTCCTTTTTCTAGATCGTAATTATCTCACACTGTCACCATAATGTCAACGGTCTACTAGGTCAACGGAGTACCCTAATTTTTCAATGCGGTTAATCGCATGTTCAACGTTATCGGCATACTCGTTGGCTGTTTCCCCTGCAATGTCCAAAACGATTGTTAATGGGCAACTGCTCGGACCTTCCCAATGGGGTTGATGGTCGTGGATAACAAATACAACCAACCCCAGCCCAACAACCAAGGTCAAAATATATTTCATTTTGCTGACTCGGTTCTGCGTTTCCCATTCCATTGATAGGAAACGCTTTTCAATCCCTTGTGTATGTAATTCATGTTATTCCGCCTCGCTGGTTTTGTAGCGGTATTCAGCGGGGTAGTAAACCCCACAATCCAAACAATGGTATTTCCAGAATTGAATATATTTCACATTTTCGCTATCGCATTTCGGGCACGGATGCTCTTTGGCTTGATCAGGTGTAATCATCAAATCACCTCCAAAACGGTATAACCGTTTTTCTCTAGGAACGATTCCCAGCCGCTGGAAGGCAGTTTCAACCCACCAAACCCTAATTCCTCCATGCAAGCGTCAACCTTGCAATATCCGCAACCCCCGGCATAGGTCACGTTTTTGCCGGGTAATTCGTTTGGTCTTGTCCAGCAGAAAACCTGGACATATGTCCGCCGTTCGCCGTGACCCTTTGACGGATAAGCGGCAATGATTTTTCCGACATGTTTTGCACCCTTCAAAATGACCCAAACTCCTGTACGTTTCGGACCTTCCATATCCATTACATTTTTCATGGGTAACATTCCCTTAGTTTAGTATCCTCTGCGTTAGGGGCTTGGAACCCTTCCCCACTGCGGGGAGCCGCATTACACCCCGGGGGGTGATTATTTTGGCCGTGGCGCCTCGATCATCCTATATCCCTGCTCCTCCAATTCCTCACTCATCATCATCCATTGGGTGAGGGATACAATTTTACGGCTAAACTCACGCCCCGCTCGTTTCAGCGCAACCCTAACCCCGTATGGGGTAAAACTGTAAAAACATATCATTTCATCACCTCCTTGATTAAATCCTCAATGATCCTATCAATTTCATTCATACTAGTCCTCGCTCTCGGTTTGATCGCTTCCCCATCCCCCCAGTGGAGGAATAGGGGAGAGGGTTTAATCCGCAATCACAACGCACTCGCCCGATTCCCTGCTAGGCGGGTAGCTTTGACGGGCCGAAAATATGCTTATCCCGTTTTCCGCGCATAGCTTGATCTTTTCCCGTAGGTCGTAGTAACTATTCCACGTTTCGGCCTGTATTTCGGTTTCCAGCTCTGAAAAATCGGCTTCATCTACCGCGGGGTAGCCTTCCAGGTCCGACATAATTTTGTCGGCAATCTGAAGCCGTTTGACGGCGGTTTTCGCGACATAGATGGTTTCTACCCAACCACTAGCCCAGTGAGTATCACGGATAACCTGTACCCCCCGGCCCTCACCCCCCAAGGCTTTCAACGTGCTACGGAAATTTGAGCGCTCAAGGCACCCACTATCCCGGTTTTGACTCAATACGGGGTAATAACCGTAGTGGGTTGGACCCGCATAACTATCAGGCCGCTTGTAGATTTCAAGGTATTTTGGAACATACTTTCCTTTTGCGCGTTTCATGGTACTACCTCATTTTTGGTTTCAGTCTTCCGCTTCCCCATGACCCCTCAATGAGGGGTGCAAGGGAGGAGGAAGGGATCAAAATTATTGGTTCTCGACATAGAAACGGATGTCGGCTGAGTCGTTTGTGATGTAAATATCACCGTTGACGTGTTTATTAGATTCGAGCATGGCCTCCAACCAACCGTGAGTCGAATTTTGGTACTGGCTCATCCAGCCTTCGGCGTCTCGAATCGCGGCCTCACGAGTACGACCGGTTCCGAAAACACATTGACCAGATTGGATAACAGCCCACGCGTGGTTTTTAAGTGAGTATTTCATTTAATTTTCTCCCTCGTTTTACGCCCGGCGACGTCCCCTGTTCCCCGGGGCTGGGTTTACATCTCGTCAACTGGTTGTTTCTGTATGCAATGCCCGTGCCAAACCCTGATTTACTATGATTTACTATATATCACAACGAAATACGCATGGCACGATTATTGACGTTGGTATACAATGTGTCAACAAACTGTCTAGAAAGTGTTAAATTACTTAACAATGCGGTTTACACGATGTAAATCTATGTCAAAAATTGTTTTGTTAACATTATATACATAAATTCATGTATTCAACGTTTAACGTTAATTTGTCTAGAAAAATTCTGGTGTAACATTTTAGACGTTTGTTACGCCTAAAAACATGACAGGCAACTAATGTACGCGTGTTACGCCTGTTTTGACTATATAAGGTAAAAATGTGATATATTTACCCTAACAATTTAAAAACACGATTTACAAATTGTATACATAGATTTTTATGTTTAATAGGAAATATAGACGTTGCACCCGTTACAACTATATTCTATGCGGAGTTTAGGTGTAACGGACGAGGTGAAACGTTACGCATGGAACCCGTAACAAAAGGACACACATACTATATAGAGAATAATCGAAAAAATATTTTTTTATATTTGTCGGGTTTGATAATTTGTCATTAAATAATTATTTCAAAAAAAACAGCACGTAACATGTCATAATCAAGAATATTATTGATATTGATGAAAATGGTGAAATTGTGGGTTTACGTCCCAATGGGGGTTATCGGGTGTTGGAGGGTGTGCAAATATTGCACCAGGATTAGATCTAAAACGTTTTAGTATATATAGGTGGTGTACTGGTATGGGTGTATCGTAGAATCGAAAAATTGAGGGGTATTATTGCTGGTTATGGAGTTTGGGTGTGTGATTGTATAGTTGTTGGTGTGTGTGATATATATTTCATGACATATATACCTTTGGGCACCCCCTACCCCCGGCTTTTTGGCGCGCGCGCGGAAAGGGGATGAAAAATTCTGTACATCTATTTTTTGAAACTATTCTTGTCAAGAACATTATATTATATAGTTGAATAATGAAAACTTGCCCGAAGTGTTTTTTAGAGTTGAAAGAGGTTGTTAGTGAAGATGGGAAATATGGGTGTATGGAATGTAGAAAGTGTGGACCCACAAGCTATTGGTTTATTGGTGAAGTAAGGGTTAAAAGAGTTAAGGAAGTGAAACATCGCAACACTGGTGATGCGTTATATATGATTGAAAAGGAGAGAATTGATGGAGATTGAAAAGAAGTTGTGGTTGCCTGACAGTTATGGGAAAGAGCAGGATCATAAGATAGAAGAACGATTTAACCGAGAGTTTAAGGGGTTGTGTGAGAAGTATGGGGTAGTGTGTTTGACGGGTGCGTATGTGATGAAGCATGACTTGAAGAAGGGACAGTTGTTGACGTTTGGGAGTCCGAGCAAAGCGTGGTTGGATGCGGCATGGCAGAGGGTAAGGTTGCACGTATCGGATTTAATTACGAAAGGATTGATTAAATGAAATATGTAAAGATCAGAGATTTGCCGAGTGTAAATCCGGTGTTTAGGAATCGTCTGGGGATATTTAAGGGAGAGAATAAGAAGGTAGTGACAGTGGATATGTTGTTGGAAGGAGGGATTAAGGTGAAGGGAGTGAAGATGGCGGATTTTATGGTTGAACCCGTAAAAGAGGTTAAATAATGGGATTAGATGGATTCCTGAATAACGAACCGTATGTTGAGGTGGAGAAACGTATTGCGTTGGGTGATACGGTTACAGAAGCGTGTAAAAAATCAGGGATAACGGTTCAGGATTACGATCACATACGGGCAGATAATATTGAGGCTCAGGACGGGTATAAGAGGGCGCTGGAATTACAGATAGAGTTTTATGAGACTGAACTGAAGAATAGGGCGATGAATGGGTATGATGAAGTGACGTATGATGCGAACGGAACCGCGGTGAAGACGATACACAAGCACGACAATGATTTGTTGCTGAGGTTGTTGGCGGCAAGGGATGCGAGATATAAAAACGGGCATAACGGTGACACGAATATAACGTTAGATTTTGGGATGTTGCTGGATAAAGCCCAGAATAGGTATAAGAAGCTGGCGAATAAGGTGATCGACTTATGAACGAGATCGAATACCAGATGAAACTCGGAGAACAGATTGCAGAATTTAAACACGACCCGTACGGGTATATGTGTTTTAATTTCCCGTGGGGTGAGAATGACCTGGAGTCAGCTCAGGGTCCGAGAGAATGGCAGGCTGAAATAGCGAAGTACATTGGTAAAGAGTTGAAACGCGGAAAGAAAATTATAAGGATTGCGGTTGCCAGCGGTCACGATATTGGGAAATCCGCCCTGATTAATATGTTGCAGAAGTGGGCGCTTGACACGATGAATAGAACGAAGTGCCTGATTACCGCAAATACTGGATCACAGTTGAAAACGAAGACATGGGCTGAGTTGTCGAAATGGCACAGGCTGAGTTTGACGAATAGTTGGTTTGAGATAACCGCAACGAGTATGTATTCGTCTCAGGAGAAGTACCGCCTGGAATGGAAATCGGATCAGGCGATTTGGAGAGACAATAACACGGCGGCGTTCGCTGGGTTTCACAACCAGGGGAGTCGAATATTTATAGCCGTCGATGAAGCGTCGGGTATTCCGCGTTCGATCTGGGAAACGATTGATTCGTTCTGCCTGGATAAAGATACCGAGATAATCGTGTTGGCGTTTGGAAACCCGTTGCAGAAGTCGGGGGGATTTTTCGATATATTCGAGAACGAAGTCCGCAGACGCGAATCGGATTTGGAACCGATTTGGAAGACGTATAATATTTGTTCCCAGGGGATAGAAGGCGTTGACCAGGACGAAATTCAGAAACTGATTGATACACACGGTTGGGATAGCGATTATGTGAAATCGCGTATTAGGGGATTGTTCCCGAACGCGAGTTCGTTACAGTTTTTCCCCAGCGACTTGGTGATGAGGTCGAGAAAGCAGTTGGCGCAGTCCACAGTACTCGACCCGCTGATTTGTGGGTTGGATATTGCCAGGGGAGGCCAAGATAATTGCGTGTTTTATTTTAGGAAAGGATTGGACGGAAAAACGATAGCGCCGATAGTGATACCTGGTTCGTTGATTCACGACTCGGTTAAGTTTGCAGAAAAAGCGATAGAAATATTTGAGACGTATAAACCCGACGAAGTGTTTGGTGACTCGGGAGGATTGGGCGCTCCGACACTGGATATAATTAGACGGTTGGGTTGGGAAGTGTTGAACGTTAATTTTGGAGGAGAACAGAAAGATAAATATTTTAACAAAACAGCAGAGATGGCGGCGAAGTTAAAGCAGTGGATGAAAGACGGGGGTTCGATATTTGATGATGCAGATTTACAGGAGCAGTTGTGTAACCGGTTATTCGGTGACACGATAAAGGGTCAGTTAAAGCTGGAATCGAAAGATGATATGAAGAAAAGGGGTTTAGATTCGCCGGATATGGGCGATGCGTTGTTTTTGACGTTTGCGTATCCCGTGGCGATGAAGGGTAAGATGCGAAGTAAGCCGATTAATATGGTAACGACGCTGGATGAATATAAGTGCTTGACGAAGAAGAAGTGATTGATATTATTTAAGTATGCGTAAACTCCTGTGGTTATTTCTAATAACTCCGTTGTATGCGGCTGATTACCCCATGCCGAGTAATTCGGTGTCTCTTTCGTCGAACGTTGATAACGCTCAGACGGTTGTGTTTGTTGCGTCACCGATACCATCCGGTTCGTATGGGGCCACGTTGTTTTCAGGTAACGTACCTTGGAACTCAGGTTTGGATCAGTACATTGAACCAGTTTGGGTTGTTGGTTCTGGGAGTTCGTCGGTTACTGTTTCACGTGGAACAGTTGCGACGGTTAATGCTCAAAGTACGTGGACGGTTAATTCTCCCAAGAGTGGGCTGATTAAGGTTCACGGTATTGAACCTCAGATTTTATATTACGTGGCGACGATGGTTTCGACACCCACGGCAACGATTAGCCCAACAATAACGAATACTCCGTCTTTCACCATGACAGCAACCCCTTGGCCTACGATGGCCGTCAACGTCGGGAACATCCCAGGCTCGGCATTGACGATATGGAACCTGAACGGTGGAAGTGGCGATGAGTCGGTTTCGTTGTCTGGAACTCCTGGACCGTTGGCCGTAACGACGCCAGGGGGGAAGGCCGTTGTCGTTTCTGATTTGAACATCCCAGGAAACCTGAGCATCGGAGGGCATATATCGGGTTGGCTAAGCGCTGACGACATTTCAACGTCTAACATCGTTGATGGAAGTGGCCTCAACCTAGTTGGAAACTCTGGGACTGGGCCTACGTTGGGAAACACATTCGAGAACACACTTATAAATGGTCTGTCGGTTTCGTTTGGAATGAATCCAGTCCGAGGCGTCCCCACCCCCGCATATGCCGATAGCGCGGCAAATAAAACGTACGTTGACACACATAGCGCGGGGATGACAGCCACGGGCGATACTGCAATTTACACCTATGCCGGAGTAACGATTTTAAACATAGTCAACGGCATAGCCGTAACGAACCGATAAGGGGCCAACATGAAAAAGCTACTCGTTTTAATTTTGCTGATGGTTTCCTCGGCGCACGGACAAACTGTTTATAACCTACTTGGGTTTTCGACCTCTCCGACTCCGCAATATCCGGTTGTGGTTCAGAACTGGCCCACGGC